AAAACGTTTCTTTTTAGCTTGGACATTGAATTTTTGTAAAGTTTTCTTTGCATCTAATAATCTTTGATACTCATCTTGTGGACTTGCGCTGTAATTAGTAGCTAAATCTAAATTAGTCATAGCAACTCCATCAGGTGTATATCTAGCATTGTCATACATAGAGTTTACTAGGTTTACAGAGTTTACAGTGTTATAATTACCTAAATTTACTTTTTGAGCAGTATTATAATAATTTCTAAGATTTTGTTGAGTTATTGCATCGGCTTTTAATATTCTGCCTTCATAACTTAATAAATCACTAGCTCTTGCGTCTTCCTCTCTGGCTTGTATTTGTGCATTTGCTGCATTGGCCTGAAATGTAGAAGCTTGATTTTGTCCTGCGACTTGACCCATTACATTATTTAATTGAGCTTGTGTATTAGCCTGTACTTGTGCTATTGCCGAGGCTCTTTGCGCGTCTGGCAAACTATTTAAACTCTCTATTGTTGAAGCTTCTTGTCTTCTGATTTCATTAACTTGTGCATCAGGTGAAACTAATGGTGCTTCAATTCTATCATATCTCCTATTTATTTTTAAAGCTCCTTGTAAACTATCTGGCAATAAAGGACTTTGATCAGGTAAATTTAGTAATCCCTGTGTATTTATTTCCTGATTATTTGCTGTAAATGATGGAAGTTTATTGGTTGGAGAAGGCTTGGTTGCCAGAGGTCTTGAATCAGGTGTTACTTCTGCAATTCCATAATCAGCTGATGTATCTCCAATAAGACCTTCAATGTTATCTAAATTTTTAATACTAGGAGCAGAAAGTTTAGCTCTTAAAGGTGAATTTTTTAGTTGTTTAACTGTTAATATTCCATTGTCGGCCAACAACTGTTTTTCTTCTGGTGTTACTAGGTTGATTTGCATTGAATATCTTCCAGAAGTAAAATTACCTAATTTTTCATCATACCCTCTAATAGCTCTAGACTGATCTGTTTCTCCTGTTGTATCTGGTAAAAAAGTCTCTTCTGTTAAATATCTTTGAGCTTCTTTAACTGCATCTGAATTAAAGTTATTAGGGTTATTTATAATAGTTTGAGCTGAGTCTTTCATATTCTCATCTATCAATCTTTGCACATTCCCTACAATTTCAGATTGTTTGTTTAAGGGCACATTCCCTTTTAACTTTACATTTCCTTTTGAGTCGACTGCTATCAATTGTTTAAATCCAGGATCAGAGTTAATAATATTTGGAAAATTATTATACAGATTTTGAAGAGCTTCTTGTGTTTTAACTACTCCATAAGCTTCTGTATTAGCTGATTGCTGTTCTCGAATATTTTTACTGTAAGAATTTAAGTTACTAGTTACATTGGCTGTTCTATTTCCTCCGTTTTGGAATTCATAAAGTAACTCTTTTACTTTTTCTTGCGGAAGATTATATTTTTTAGAATACTCTATAATCATATCCCCGTTATAAAGGCCTCCATTTTGCATAATAGGTTTTGTAATTTCCTCTGCATTATGACCTACTTTAGAATCTTCTTGTAAATTAAATACTTCATCGAAAAAGCTTTTACGCGCTTCGATTATAGGTAATTTCTCTTGCTCTAATTCTTGAAATTCCTCAGTTAAGAAATTTACATTAATTCTAATTGTATCTTCTAAATTAGGATTATGTAATAGTTTATCTGCTTGTTTTTGAAGTTTTGAGGCTATATCTTCTTGTTCTTTAAGAATTTTATCAAGCCCTGTTTTTCTGTTGAATTTGTCAATTACATCTGCATAAGTGTTTGTAGACTTAACACCTAAGTCATATTCTTCATTAAATTTTTTAGCGCCGTCTTTACCTATTTTTAAATGGTCGGAAATAATTTTAGAGTCTTCTGGTAATTGTTCTGCTGTAAGCTCGACACCCCCTCTCTCGTGGGTATTACCTAAAACTTTTTGAACTGTTCCATCTGGTTTTTTAATTATTTCATTGACTTCAAGCTCGGCAACTTTTTCTCCTTCTGGAGTTTCAGCTACATATTCCCCTGTCGCTACCTTATTTTCGTCTTTTTTTTTTAATCTCCCGCCGTCTTTCATAAATGCTTGAGGCTCTTGAACAGGTGGTGCTTGACTTTGTTGTAAGGTAGAAACCATTTCTTGAAGTGCAGCTTGCTGTTGCTCTGGTGGTAATTGTTGTAGTTCAGCCATTATTGCTTGTGGGTCTTGGCCTGTAGATTCTGCAAAAGCTATTACAATATCTTCTGGACTAGGAGTTGATTGTTGTCCACCTTCCTGAAAATATCCACCTATTTGTAAAGACTGAGTTGCAGGTACAGAAGCTTGTCTTGCTTTCTGTTGATACTCATTTAAAATATTTTGTCTTCTATTGGCCGTACCTAATCCTGAAACAAGATTTCTTCCTAATCCTGTTGCTAATTTAGTTGCTGAGACTCCGATATCAAAAGCATTTCCTGTTCCTATACCTTGGCCTAATTTATAAGCTGCGCTAGGAATATCGAAGCCTCCATATGGGTTAAAATAAGAAAAATTTTCTGTTACATTTGGTGTTTGAGTAGGCGTTTGTAGTGGGTTTCCATTCATGTCGTATTGATCTCTTTGATCTACAACACCGTCTCCATTATTATCTCCTTGGATGTATTCTGATCCTGTAGCCTGTACTCCATAAGTATTAGGCGCTGTAATTTGAGGTGGAGTAGAATATGGTGATAGTTCATTAGGATTATAAGTAAATCCATTATTTGTAGTATTTGGCAGAGGATATTGTTGAGCTAATTGACTAGAATAAGTGCCAAATTCATTAGTGTCAAACTGATTTGTTGTTGGTGGTTGCAGTGTTGTTGGTTGTGGAGTATACCCTAGATTACTAGGCGCTGTAAAGTTCCCTCCTATTTGCATAGAAGCCATACCTGTTGTAGTAGTACCTTGACGGTTTTGATACTGTTGGTAAGCAGGGGAAGTTTGGTAAGTTTTCCATTGACTATAAGGTATTCTTTGATAATCTTTACCTTCTACTGCTGGTGCTTTACCTAAGAAATTCTCTGCTCTGTCTGTGTACCAAATTTTTCTGTCTGTAAATAAACCGTCCGAGGTCACGTCTTTTACAGGGATCGTAGTAAAATCAATTTGTGCTTGTTGTACAGGTGCTGGGGGAGTTGTTTGTTGAGAAAAATATTCCATAGCAAATTGAGGAGTAAATTCTACTGATGAGTTTTGATTAATTTTTGATATATCTGAGGCAGATATATTTTTGTTTCCTGTTTTTTGGTAATTATATTGAGAACCCCCAGTTTGGTATCTACTCAATTTATTTTTTCTTTTCATCTTAATCTATATATAATTTAAAATTTCTACATTGTTTTTGTTTCCCTCTAAGTAATCTATAGAGGCTTTCTGGTAAAATTTCATATATTTTACAAAAGTAATTAACATTTTCGATATGATGAACATTACCACAATTGTCCACCACTTTATAATTTTTAGACCTTGGATCATTTTTAAATAAGTATTCTATACCTTTCCAATCTTTTTCATTACAAACCCACCATTTTTTCAAAGCTAGTTTTGCTTTTCCTTTTATAATGTCTGTTAAAAGATTATTTCCTTTAGGTTTCGAAAGTTCTGGTGCATTTTCTCTACACCAATTATTAATATCATAAGTTTGATAAACATCCTCAGTTTCTAAATTAACTATTATAAAAGATTTACTGCTAAAATTTGAAGCCTTTTGAAACCCTTTAACATATTTATATTTACCTAACATTAACCCTGAAATTCCATAATTAGTTATACCTAATTTTCTACAAAGTTCACTTATATTTTTACCCGTATATCTTACTCCTTCATTATTTATTATGTCAAAATTAGCCCCAGCATTAGGATTCAAAGGGTTTTTACCTCCTGTGCATGCGTTATAAGTATTTTTTTGATTTATGTATTCGTAAGTAACAACTTTTTCCTCTTCTTCTAACAATTCATCATATGAATTGCAGAATTTAATTATTTCTCTTTTAAAATTGTTATAGCCGTGTTTGACTACAGCTCTTCGGAAGGGAGTATTTGTTTTATACTCTGCATTTTTTTGACTGTAAATACCATTTCCAATATATCCATCATCTAAGGTATTTGTTTTATGTATACCTATATATTCTTTTCCATTTACTATGTTAGTGGTTTTGTATAATATGTAGAAAATTTCTATATCTTCTTTAACTCTCTTCATTATGAAAATCTTTTGTTTTTATTTCTTTTTGTAGGGTATTCAGTGACTTTATTCGTATTTTCGAAAATATAATTTTTCCCAGGAATCATTAACTTACTTTCTCCTGTTTCATTTGATACACCAATGAGGGGTTGATTTACATTTTGCATTGAAATATTATTTGAATTTATTTCTACAACCTTACCCCAATTATTTGGATTCCAATAACCTTGATCATCATTAATAACTCCTCCATTTTTTCCATAAACTAAATTATCATCTTCATTTTGTGCTACATTATTCATTAAATATATAATAGCTTCATCTGAATAGACACTTTGTAATCTATCTTTAGTGGCAGATTTTTTAGTTCTTTTAAACATCTCTGGAGTAAAATCTTGCTTTCCTGCATCATAAACACCTTCTCTTTTTAATAGGTATCTGAATGCATCTAAATCTGCTTTGTTTTCTCCTGGAATTAAATCATGTTCAGGAATATTTTTATCTTTTTTATGATAATTAGTAAGTCTTCTTATATCTGTTTTATTAAATCTGTCTTCTGGAAATAAACTAGTAGTGGCATGCGATCTCTCGTGAGTCTCTATTTCCTCAGATGTTGGTTGTGTTGCATTTGGATAAACATCTCTATGAGTATCAATATTATATTTAGAATCTAATTGTATTTTCTTTGTAAATGGACTATAATAACTACCTCTTTCACCTTCTTCTTGTTTTTTACCTAATAATGACTGTATTACATTTGGTGCTGGTGGAGCCTTATATGGAAAAACTTCAGGGTTTGTTCCTGCTAATCTTCTTTTTATTTCACCATCAACATCTTCATATCCGCTATTTTTTAAACGTTCTCTGTATTTAGGTGAGTTAAGGTATTCTAGAGTGAGTTGCTTTTGTGTTATG